GTTAAAATAACATTGCTACCGCCATCAGGGATAACGAAGTCCCCCTCTTGGATTAGGTTAAAACCTAAGGTTGCTGACTCACCACTCTCAAACCAGTTTGTCATGGTTAGGTACTCTTTTTGGTTTTAGGGGTTGAAGCAGGAGGGGTTGGAGCTTTAGGTTTCAAGCTTTCGAGATAAGCTTCAACACTCTCAGCAGCTTGTAAACCTTCCTGAGTAGCTGTCTCAGGTACGTCCTCAGCTAAGACCTTCAATTGCCCGATCTTTACACGGTATTGTACGAAAGGCGTGAGGGGACATAAGGTAGGTCGATTTGCTTCAATGAGAGGGGTAGCTCCACCGTCATAAGGACAGAGCATAAAAGAACCTGTGGTCTTTACAATAACTAACATAGGTTTACCTCGTTTCGGATATTTTAACATAAAAAAGCCCCGCTTTTGCAGGGCTCTTTCTAGGAGGCTTTTTACAACCTCCTTGAACCACATAGCTTACGCCGTGATGTCTAAAACTACGCGAGCTTTCGGGATCGCAATCTTGTAGCCAGTCTCTTCTGTTTTCACATAAGTAATAGACTGGTTCAGGATAGAGCGTTCACTTTCAGCAATGTTACCGCCAGCCATCACTAACTCTTCTAAAGCTTCCGCCTTAGTTACAGCAATGATTTTGCCTGCGGGGACTGCGGAGCTTAATACCACATTAACCATGCCATTCATAAATGGTAAGGTTGTACTGATGGCAGGTGCGCCTTTAGCTGTCATATAGTCAACAGGGCTAGTAGCACCTGCACCAATGATAGGTTGAGCCATGAACATCAATTCAACATACATGTCGAAGTTAACGATAAATGTGTCAAATACATAACCTGCATTAGCATTGCTCATTAAGAACTTAGCTAAGGCTTTGTAGTTCGCGGAACTAATAACACCACCAGTAGCACCGAAAGTGGAGAAGTTCTGTACAGCAGCAGCCGCATTAGTGCCATCGCCGTTAATCAAGATGGCTGTTGCAGCAGCAACTTTGGATTTTTCCAACTCACGAGCGATACGAGAAGCGAACGGAGTCAAAATATCCAAGGAAGCATCACGAGCGAACTCGTAAGACATCTCAATACCACTACCACGCTTGCCGAATTTGACCGAGGCTTCGCTTGTACGGACAGAGCGAACAGGGATGCGGCCTAACTCAGTAACGATGTAGGTTTTACGGTCGTCGGAATCATCTTCGTAGTAAGTCGAGATCATTTCACGCTGAGATACAGTACGCGACTGGCCAACAATCGAAGCGATGTTTTCAACTTTGTTATCTTGAAGCGTTTTGAACTTCAACATATCGTCGATAACTTCAGGGAACATAGCGCGAGTACCCGCGTATGTGTTGAAGGTATTGGCAGCAGCTTGCAAAGTAATGCCAGCTTCAAAGTCATTAGCATGAGGCAAGTTCAAAGCGCACTTAACAGCTTCGTAACCGTTCAGACCTTTCCACTTATTGTCAGCACCTTTGGTGTCAACAGATAAGGTTAAATAGTCACGAAGGCTTAAACCGAAAGAGGCAGCTTCGCGCACAAGCTTCATACCTTTATCGGCAGAGTCACCAGTGCTTTCAACCATCAACAAAGCGGCAATGGCTTCAGGAGTAGTTTTTACAATATCTTTTAAAGGCTTCATGTGTAGCTACCCCTTAGATGAAGATTACATCAGCAGTTGTACCGTTAACGGCAACTACTAACGAACGTGGATTAGTGCCTTCTTTCACAGAACCCGCAGTGGCTGAACCAACAACTTGGTCGCCAACAACAACAGAACCTATGAAGTTCCAAGTAAAGCCGCCTTTGAACTCAACAGTACCCACATTGATACCTTCAGTAGTACCAGTGCTTACAATTTTAAGGTTGCCGATGATAACATCATCATTACCTGCTAATTTCACTGTGTTGTTCGCTGCGATGTCTAAAGCAACAGGTTTGCCTTCATCGGCACGAGTGATACCTGTAGCAAGAAAGCAAGTTAAGCGAAAGTTATTTTGGGGAATGCCCACTAAGGACACGCCACCTGAAGCGATTGCAGTCATCGCGTTTTCTCCTAGTGGGGGTTATCGTGCTGGGGTCTTAAAGGCTTTAGAAGCCATTAAGCCCACGGAATCTGAATCGGGTTTCACACTATCTGTGGTTGTGGCTCGCAAACCTTCAACACCACCGAGAGGGATTTTAAATGGTCGCTGACCGAGTGTGACAGTCTGAGCCGCTTTTAGAGGAGCTAGTTCAGTTTCAGCAGCTAACAGCTTAGTTTCAACTTCGGCCTTAGCAGCTTCAAGAGCCACTTTTGCAGCGTCAGCTTCAACTTGAGCTGCTTCAAGAGCAGCAACTTTACCTTCGGCTTCAGTCTTAGCTGCTTCAAGCGTCGCAACTTTACCTTCGGCTTCAGTCTTAGCTGCTTCAAGCGTCGCAACTTTACCTTCGGCTTCAGTCTTAGCAGCTTCGAGAGTAACTTTAGCTGCTTCAAGAACAGCAACTTTACCTTCGGCTTCAGTTTTAGCTGTAGCTGTCAAAGTCAGGTCGCCTTCAGCCTTAGCTAGTTTGGCTTGTAACTCAGCAATCAACATAGGGTCTTCCTCAGCAAGCTTAGTGGGAGAACCAAAAAGCATAAATTCAGGGTCTTTCAAGGAGGCTGCTAAAGCAGAGCCGTCTTTGTAATAAGCAGAAGCAAGTAATCGTTTCTGTGCGCCGAGAACCTTCGCACCATTACTGGCACCTTTGGAAACTAGGCTCATCTCACGGAAATTGGCAACACCATCTGGTTTCACATGGTTTGAACCCATACCCATGACGTGACCGTTCTTACAGGTCTGTGACCAAATAGACTCATTGTCTTCCATCAAGTCGATATTACAGGTAGAGCAAAGCAAACGCTTAAATTGCATTCCGACACTAACTTCTTCAAGAACGCCTGTGTCAAGGCGACTAATTAAGTCAGGACTTGTACCATCCAAGAAGAACAACACACGAAGCTCATCGACACCTTGATTACTTCTAACGTGTTCGCCGTAAAATAAACGCCCTACAGGGATTTCATAACCTTGCTCATGGAGGGTGTGAAGAGGTACAAAAGTACCTGTATTGATAAGGTTAGCTGCTTCAATAAAAGTCTCAGCAGTGATCTGACCCTTATCAAAAATAGTACCGCGCTTGTTGAGTGGCAGAGACGTGACTGCGGTTGCTTCAAAAGCGGCAATTTTCTCGTAGTCGATCGTGTCACCAACAGAAGCTGTGATAAAAGATTTGATTCTTTCCGTTAATTCAATGCGTTTCATAGCACTTTTCGTATGAATTTTGTAGATGTGTAAAGATTACTATAGTAGAGCTAGGTTTGCAAATGTATTGTGGAACTTACAATAAGAGTACAGACAGAAACTTAAGGGTAAAGCTACTATTTTATTTCGCGGATAGGCTGATCCCCAAAAAGTGAGCTGCTTACTCACCTGCCGCGAGTTTTTAATTAAGCAAACTTTCAAAGCAAGGTTGAAAATTATGACTAAGTTAGTCTATGGCGTGGGTATAAACGATAGAAAATACCCTGCAAAGGTAAATCACACAATCCTTAAGGAGTACGATGTCTGGCAGAGTCTCCTCGCCCGATGCTACTCCGCTATCATGCAGAAAAAATACCCCACTTACGTTGGCTGCTCAGTGAGTGAGAACTTTAAAAGTTACTCTTACTTTTACGAGTGGTATCAAAATCAAATAGGCTCCCGTCAGGAAAAACCCCACCTAGATAAAGACTTACTTTTCAAAGGGAATAAAGTCTATTCTGAGGACACCTGCCTATTTTTACCTAGGGAGTTGAACAACCTAATTACCTTTCGCAGAGCCGACAGGGGTAGCCTACCTATAGGTGTCACAAGTTATCAGGGGAAATTCATAGCTCAGTGTTCTACAAAAAGAGCCTCCCAACATATAGGTTGCTTCAACACCATCGAAGAAGCTTTCGCCGCCTACAAAGAAGTCAAAGAAGCTTTTATTAAACGGCAAGCTGAAAAGTGGAAAGCTCACATTGACCCAAGAGCCTTCGCAGCTTTAATGGCCTATACTATTTTAATCACCGATTAGAGATTACATTTCTTTACAGACAAGGTTTAAGGACTTTGGTAATCTTTCAACACAGGGTGGCTTCCTCGCTATAGTGCTAACTACCAAGACCTGAAGATACTCCATAGGTGGGTGTAGGTTGTAGCCAAAAGGAGGAAGGCAGGGTAGCAGTACCTTTGACATGATGGTTGACCACTTGCCGTTGCCGAGAAGAAGTGGGTAGTTTACTTAGGCGGCCATGTTCCAAGGTGGCGAGCGGGTCTCCAAAACCTGCTGTGTGGAGTTCGATTCTCTAGCTGTCTGCCAAGTTTGTGGTTCTGGAAGCACTGTCGTCGGCTGCCGAGAGGTAAAGATTACTACTGCGGGAAAATAAAGCTCTCTTTACGAGGGCTTTTTTCTTTTTACAGAACTTGAACAATTAGGACTGGTATTGGTGGTATAATTTATTTGCAGCTTAGGGCGGCCACCCGAAAGCAGGATTCATTCACCTGTTGCTGCATCACTTCTGAATGCCTTTGAATGAGGAATCGAAAATGACTAAGTTAGTTTTTGGTGTTGGTATAAACGATGGAAAATACCCTGTTAGGGTAAGTGGTAAAATTCTCAAGGAGTATAATCTCTGGAGCAACCTCCTAAAACGCTGCTATTGCTCCAAAACTCAGCAAAGACAGCCCACATATTTTGGTTGTTCAGTTAGCGAGAACTTCAAAAACTACTCTTACTTCCACGACTGGTGCCAAACACAGGTGGGATTTAGTCAAGACGGATACCATTTAGATAAGGATTTACTCTTTAAAGGAAATAAAATTTACTCTGAAGCCACTTGTTTATTCATACCAAGAGAGTTAAATGCTTTATTGAACTCTCATAAAGCTGGTAGGGGCAGCTTACCCATAGGGGTCTCTACTTGTCGAGGTAAATTTCTAGCCCAATGCTGCACCGATAAGTCCTTCGACCACATAGGTCTCTTCAACACTCCTGAGCTTGCCTTCCAAGCTTATAAGCAAGTCAAAGAAGCCTTCATTAAACGGCAAGCCGAAAAGTGGAAAGCTCTCATTGATCCGAGAGCTTATGCAGCTTTAATGGCCTATACCATCTCAATCACTGATTAAACCTTACTTTTTCACACTGTTGCTCTTCGCTGACTTATCAGCCGAAGAGCTTACTGAACGTCCTGTTGCATCTTGATTAGGTGATACCCCACCAGCGTCCACCACTCCGCCGCTTGCTTCAAAACCTGTACCACTGAGTAAAGGGGCGGAATCTGGGCGTATGCGACCGAAAGTCTCAAGATGGTAGTCATCGTCAGTGATGGTTCCTAAGCTCAACTCTTTCAGTAGTCGAGCCTGCCTTAGAACCAATTGTGCTTCAAGCTCTGTGGCGGGGCGCATTTCTACGGGTCTGAACTTCACAACAACGCGAGAAGTCGAACCTGTTAACCGTAGAATGAACGTAAAAATTTGCTCCCAAAGCTCTGCTATGGGTAAATTTAGTGCTTCCGCGTTCTTGGCAAACAGCAACGCTTCGATACTTGCAGTATTAACACCTGCTTCCCCTCGACCTAAAGTAGTAGCCATCACACGCAAACCCGCTTGATTTTGTGCATTCAGGGTTTTAATAATCGGTTGAATATCTAAAGTCATACCAGCCGATTTTGTGTTTACCATGTCAGCCTTAATACTATCGGTGTGAACAAATGCTTGATCGACTCTTAACCCACTCACTGTATTGGTGATAGACGCAATAGTATTGTTTATATACTGTGTCAATTTTGCAGGATCACCCTTGATGTCCAGAGGTGCATTCTTAACAACAACATCTTCTAATACTTCAATATCAAAACGAGGGTACCCAGTAACGAGCATAATCCGATACAGGTCATTGATAATACGTTGACGCGCAGCTAAGGTATTGATGGCCGAGACAAAGGGGGAGTTGGAATAGGCGCGTGTTGGGTCTTGTCTAAAGTAAGAGACGAAAATTGAAGGCACATCTAGCGATATAGCATTACCGCCGCCTGTAGGGGTCTGTTCAGGAGTTAAACGACCGTTAGTCTTCTCATACCACTTTAGCGAAACAGGGTCGATTAAACGGATGGCATCAAACACACCTTCTTTGCTGATAATGGCTTCCGCAACCATCATGCCACGTAGTAGTAGCATGTACCTGAGTTCTTCGGCCATCGCCCGTAACGTAGGTTTGTAAAAGAAACCCACCGTATTGTAGTCATAGCGGGTAGTCAGGGTGTCAAGAAGGGCATTCAGAGTCTTTTGCCCTTCTCTATCAATCATGTCGTTTACATCTTTGACGTACATCATAGGCTCTGTATCGGCGACAGTGAGGTAGGCGTTAAGGGCAGCAGAAGCATCAGGATCGTTCACAAGTAAATTCTGCAACAATGTATTAGCATCATCAGCCGAACGAGTCGTGAAAATATCCGTCAAATGGTCACGATAAGCGGGGACGGTGAGAACATTAGCCGAGTTATTACTCTGGAAAGTAGGCGAATTACTCACCCCCTGTGGGCTTGGAGTCTTTTTAGGTAAAAGAATCTGACCTAGTTTGCTAGTAAGACTGGTTGCCATGAGGTTACGCCTCTCTTGTACAAAATTTGTTAATTAGGTTGGAGTATAGCAGAGCAGCGGCTCACTTAATAACCCCTAGACTGATGACCCCACAGATTCGCCCGACTCTGGCCGCCAAGGTTAATGGCACCATAAGCCAAAACTGTTCTCGCTTCCTCTGTCTTGTGACCTACGAACTCCCCACGGTAAAATTTCACGCTAGTCGATAAATAGGCAAGGCTATGGAAGTAATGGTCATGGCCAGTTAGTTTACGCCAAACAGGAGTTTTCTCCCCCATTTTCTCCCGAACCATGTCACGCAGATGAGATTTAATAACCTCTTTCTGTTGACCATAGTTGTGGAAGGTAATCAGGCCGTCGCGTACAAGGTTAGCCAAACTGTCCAAATGGTTTGTTCTGTCCACCTGTAAGGTTTTGCGCGTCTCAATTTTGTCAGCAATCTCAACAGTGCCAGTATAGTGGACAGGAATAATGCGACCGTTTGTTGCGTCAAAAAGCTGTTTGGCCAGAGTCTGCTCAGGGAATAAATCCACGCAGCCTTGTTTGAAGTGGTACTTCTCGTCCAAAGCTTTAACACGCGCCAGTAAGTCATCACCTAGAACAGGGATAAATTCGACAACATCCACACCTGACTTCAAACCTGCTTGCGAGCTGCCGATAGTGATATGGCAGATAGAACCCACGTCGATTCCAATAAAGTAGTCAACACCTTCGGGAACGTCCCCGACTCTGAAGCAGGGGTTTAACTCCGCCTCGGTTAAACGACTGGCTGACTCTTCAAAGGTTTCACCAAGGACGGTGTTATACCAGCCGCGAAGGAAATCACGATCACGGTACTTGATAAGCTCACTGATGATGTACGCTGGAGTCAATGTTGACACTGTAAAGGGACGAACACGGTAGCCTCGGGCAAGGTCACGGTGAGGGAACTCAGCAACCCAGTCCCGTTTACCGCCATGGAGGTCGAGGGCAGAGCCGCACTTTTCACAGGTGACGACGACGTTATTTAACTGTAACTCGTAGCGGTCGATCATGGGTGTATCAATATCCGTCAGCTTAATCTCATCAGGTAAGCCGTCGATATGGATAAAGTCTTTTGTAAACTTAGGTAGCTGCCAGTGGTTACAACAATCACACTTTAAAAAGTATTCACGCTGGTCTGTTGTCGAGTAACCTTGATGGATGCCGAAGTTCTCAAAGGTGGGTGTACTAAATTGTTGCATGATACGGAAGCTTGATGCTTGCATACGCGAACCAAGCAAGCCGACCATTTGCTGATTTGATAGGTCAACTTCATCGACCATAACAAAATCCGCAGGTGTTGAGGTAGCACTGCCCTCAGTAGCTGGCACCACCATAAGGTAAGAGTCACCGATTTGTTGAATATCTACTGAGCGAATGGGTTTTCCGCCGCTCAGGTTAAACACTCGGTCGTTTTCGATAATGGGCATGATCCGAGTCTGAGAATTTTTCTTCATCATCGGTTCATTAGGGAAGGTCATCAGGACGGTGACCCCCCGATTACGGGCGCAGAAGGCAGCGGCTTTACGGATTTGCGTTTCTGTGAGGCCCACCTGCGAAATTTTTATAACGTGCAGGTTTGGGTGCAGGTCATCGACAATCGCTTTCTGGAACGGAAAACGCTTGAAGTTAAAGGGTGCCGACCGTAGAGTAGTATTCTTGCAAACCCAGTCAGAGTAACTCATATTGATTGAGTCCACCGAGAAGCGGGTGTTTATCTCATTTCGCAGGTCTAAGGCAAAAGGGTTCGACATACTTTTGTTACTCAAATGTAAAAGGTGTTGCATTAGCACCTATTAAAATTTATTCTCTCTAAACCCACAGAGGACACACAACATGGCCGCTAATC